CGTTCTCGGGCGTGGCCGCGCCGATCTGGAGTGCCTTCTCCTGAGCCTGACCGAGCAGCATGATGTGTTGCACGATCTCCGTCTTGTCGCCCGTGCCCAGTCCGACATTGACGACCATGTCGTATTCGTTCTTCCACGCGCGCGGATCGACATCGACCCAGCCGCCCGTGAGCTTGATCGTCATCGCCTTGTTCTGATACTGCGCGAGCAGCTTCTGGATCATGCGGAACAGATCCTTCATGCCGCCTTCGGCGATGACGCGCGCGATCAGCTTGATGCGCATGTCCGACCGGTTCGTCATGTTGCGATTGCCGGCCGCCGTCTTGTTCAGCAGGTCGGCATCGGAGCCCTGCGTGAGCTTCATCACGCCGGTGCGCTCCTGCCGGGCGGTGTCGTTGTACTCGAGCGCCTGATACGCCGCGCCCATGTCGCCCATGCCTTGCTGCAGCGGCTGCACAGCGCCCGCCGACTTGATGCGCACGACACCGCCAGGGCGGTTCGTCAGCAGGTCGTCGAGATTCACTTGGCCTTCGAGCGCCGTTGTGCGCCCGTTGATCTGCAGGTGCATGTTGTCGAGGATCGCGCGCCAGATGTCCGTGCCAACGCGTTGCGACTGCATCGCGAGGTCGGCCAGCGACAGCGCGAAGAAGCGATGCGGCAACCGGATCGCCCGGAAATCTATGAACGGAGGCCCATCGCATTCTTCGTTGCGCAGCGTCTTGCCTCTCGCGCGCGTGACCTTGCGCCACTCGGCGATCCCGTCGCCGTCGTAGTCGACCTGCAGATAGCACTCGCTGATCCATACGACGCGGCCGGACGGGTCGAGCGTCTCGGTGCCATCGGACCCAGTCCAGGCGTAATCGTCGTCCCACGAGAGCCGCTCGATGCGCTCGGGGTTCAGGTCGCCTTCGCTGTCGGACGACAGGTCGTCGACGTTTTCATAGCCGTCGGCACGCAACTCGGAAAGCGTCTTCTGTTTGCGGTGCCCACAGAACGGCGCCGTCGGAATCGTTTTCGCACGGCGCGAGATGAAGAACTCTTCGGGCGGCACGTTCTCGACGCACACCTTCCCGTTCTTGCGCGTGCGCTTGAGCGTCACGTTGTGCAGTTGCGGGATTTGCGCCGGGTCAGGCTGCTGCGGAGGCGGTGCGTTGAACGGTTGACCGGCTGCCTGCGCCTGCTGCGCGGCCTGTTGCCACTGCTGCTGGGCCTGTCCGTACTGGGCGTTTGCAATCTGAATCGCGACCGCATCCGGATACGCAGCGTGCTCGACAGGTTCCACTTCCGGATCCTGCAGCAGCTGCGCCATCTGCGCGTCTGTGAGGCCTTCGTATTCCTCGCGGGTCTCGTCGATCTTGTCTTCCCACCAGACCTTGAGAATCCCGTTCTTCTGGAGCAGCGTGTCCTTGATCGCGTCGTACAGGATGTTCCAGCCCGGGTTCTGCTGGTAGAAAACGTAGTTGCAGACGTCGGTTGTCTGCTGCGCTTCCTGCTCCTGCGCCGGGTGGCGTTCCTTGAACTCGACGACGTCATCGCCCGCGGTGAAGATCTCCATCAGTGGCGGCATCGCCCATTCGACCGTGTCAGCGACTTCCGTCGAGACGACTTGCGAGCGGTCTGGAATCGGCGGCGGTGCGAGATCTTCGACGGGCTCGCCGAGGTAGTAATACTCGGACTTGCGACGCTGCTCGGACAGCCGGCCGCCCATATACGCGATCGACTGGCGAAGTTCCGAGTCGACGATCGTGCCGAGCTCGTCTTCGGTCATGCGGGGTTTGTCGGCCATTATGCGTAGTTGTAGCGCGGGTAGTTGAGTTCGCCGCCCCAGCTCTCAGTTCGCAGGGCTTTGTGCTTTTGCCCCCACTGACGCAGCGCATCGGCACCGTTCGAATGCACGTCGTGCTTCGGATATTCCTTCCAGCAGCCGCCCGACTTATCCCATTCCTTCGAGTACTTCTCGAGGTGGTCGAGCCCTTCCTTGCAGCCCTCGGCATCGAAGTAGGCGCTGTTCATCGCCATGCGCGTCTGGTTGATGCCAGTCACGACGTTGTCGATGCGCGGCACGATGATCGTGTCGGTGAAGCCGAGGTCGTGGATCATGTCTTCGACCGAGCGGTTGGCGAAGCCCTGCTGCAGCCGTTTGTGCGTCGCGTCGTGCGGCAGATAGAGCGGCCCGAAGTTGTAGCCGGTCTGGCGCATCACACCGATGAAGTGATCGAGCGTGCGGCCGTTGGCCTCATAGAAGCGGAGAAACCGGTCTTCGGGGCCGATCTTCTGATGGAACCAGATCGCCGTCGTGTCGTTCGCGCCCAAGTCCCAGAACGTATTGACCGGCTCTGTCGGCTCGTACGGCACGCGGCAGATACGATGCTCAGTGCGCATGCGGTCGAACTGCTCGCGATACCACGCACCTTCGTTCGACGCTTCGAACGCCTCGTCGGCCGTGCTCGGGAACTCACGCTTCATGTCCGCGCCGTACTTCTCGCGCGTCAGCACATACCAGGCGCGCTTGCGGGCATTCAGGATTGCGCCAGCCTTGCGCTCGATCTCGGCGAAGTAGTCGTTGTCCTTCGGCGAGATGATGACGTGCGCCGGATCGACCTCGTATTCCGGACGGCCGTTCCATGGGAAGAAGTGAAACTTCTCCTCGATCGGCAGATGCCGGCGGCCGGTGCGCTTGCGCGCCATTTCGACCATGTCGTGGAACGGGCCTTCGCGCCCCTCTGCCGTCGACTCCACGAACAGGAACCCATCGGGCGCCACGGCCGGGATCGCGCCCGTCACGATCTCGCGCGCCTTGTCCGGAGACTTCGCGCAGATCTTCCCGAATTCGGAAATGTGCAGGTATTGCAGCGTGCCAGAGCGCATCGACGTGCCAACGCGCACGCTGCTGTTGTTCGAGAGGAGCAGCTCGGTCGAGCTTTCTGTGATCGGGTGACGCTCGGCGCGAATGCCTTCCGGCAACCGGTCATACGCGAAGCGGATCTTGTCGCGGAAGATCGTCGTGACGTTCTCCAGCGTGTCGGCGATGACGCCCGCGCGCAGGTTGGACGTGAACACCGCGGCGTCGAGCTCAATCAGCTGGATGAGCGTGGAGAACCCGAGCTGGCGCGCCTTGAGAATGACGTTGCGATAATGCAGCGCCTCGAGGAACTGCGACTGCTCGGTATTCGGCGCGAACTTGACGACCTTCCCTGCCTTGTCGGTGATCCAGTACAGGTTGTGCAGGCGCCAGACCGGATTGCCGAAGTCTTTCGCGAGCGTGGCCACGTCACTCATTTGTCGCTCGGCTTCAGGGTCGTGCCTTCGACCTGCGAAAGCAGCAGCTGGATCGGATCGACGGCAACTTTCCCGCTGTGGTCGATCTCATGACGATCGCGCCACGCGTGTTTCTGCCGGTTCTTCAGCCAGAAGATCATCGCCGTGGTGTCCCCGCCGACAGCCTTGTCGAAAAGCGCTTTCGCGACGCGCATGTCGGCGACTTCCTTGCCGGCATTGAGCGCGTCAGCGAACGCAGGAAACTGCTTCTTCCACGTGTTGATCGTGGCGCGCGAGACTGCAAAGAATCGCTGCAGGTCTGGATCGGTCGCGCCGAGCAGGCAGTAATTCCTTGCGAGTTCCGCATATTCGTCCTTGTACTTCGTTGGTCGTCCGGCCATTGTTTGCGCCGCGCCCTTGCGGGTGGCGGCTCCGGTTCGAAAGGTGAGCCGTTACAGGACCTTGCGGGCCTCGTCGCGGACGTCGGCGAGCAGCTGCTTGAGTCGCGTCATGAACTCTGCACCGAGGTTTTCCGAGAACACCTCGACGCGCATGATCGACAGGTGCAGCGGGTGATTCATCTCCGCGTCGGTGGTCGGCTCCGTGCCTTCGAGCGGCGTCACGACGCTACGGGAAACGTCCGCCTGGGCCGATTGATCGACAGGGGGTGCGCCGTCTTCGGAGGGCAATGCACTCGGCGCAGACGATGACGTGGCGCTTTCGGGTTGGCTTTCCGCAGGTGCAGCAGCGA